GTGCCGACGTAGGTGTGCGCCGCGAGGTTCGCGCCGCATCCCGCGTCGCCGAAAATGTGGGAACACGGCGCCTGGTAGAGCTGCTGCGGAATCTTCCGTTGGAGCAAGTACTGCGCGGAGTTGCAGGTGAGCTCGCACTGGTCCGTGAACCGCGCCGAGGCGATAACTCCGGTGAAGAGCACCACGGTCTCGGTGTCCGCGTAGTGAGAGCCGAAGACAGTGATGGCAATCGGCGAAGACGGCAGGTAGGGAAGCATCAGTCTGGCCAGCGCGTGATCCTTAGGGATGAACACTTTGATCTGGCCAGAGACGACTTCGTTCGACTGCTCGACGCCGGTGCGCGTGATCGTCTCCGGCGCGTACACCTGGCCCAGGTAGGTGATCGCAATCTCGGAACTCGTCAGAGCGAACGAGATGCCCGTGCCCTGGAATAAATAGAGCTCGTAAGGTTTTGCGCCGAACCCGGATTTTTCGAGAGCGTCGAAACTCATGGAAGTTCTCTCGGGACTTCCTCGAGCGAGAGCAATGACTCGGCATGCTCCGTGCTGTCCCACTTGATCGAGACGCGGTCAGACTCGAGCCGCGCGAGCGTGAGAAACGAGATCATCGTGGTAGCTCGAGGGAAGTTCTTCCCTGTCAGCGCCTCCAGCGTGAGAGTCTCGGTGCCGTCGCCGTTGTCGACCGCTGCGGTGATTTTTCCGTAGACGTTCCCGGAGCCATCCGTCGGAATGAAGGCGATGAACCTGCGCGCCGGCGAGGGGAAGAGAAACCGCGAGTAAAACTCCGACTTGATCCTGATGCCCAAGTCCGTCGAGAGCACATCCTGGTAGAGCACGAGATCCTGGTCCCACGTCGGAAGCCAGAACGGATTTAGTTGCCCGAACCGCCTCAGGATGAATGCGCGGAATGCGGTCACGTTCGGATGAGTGTCGAGCCACCACGGAAACTCCTGACCGACGATAGCCGTGCCTCCTTTGTCGATGATCTGAATCGGCCCCACTTTCGGATCGATGGTGACCATCGACCGTTTGTAGCTGCGCTTCAGCGGCGACTTCTCCCAATTCGGCGGGATCTCCAGAACGTCGAACCCTTTGAACTGCGTCGGCGACGTTGCCGGCGCCGGAGCTGGCTGGCCGGCCTCGCCGATGAAGTTCAAGTCCACGTGATCGATTTCGCTGCTATGCCTCGAGACGTCGACGGCTGCCGGCAGCCGGCAGAGAAAAATCGGAATGACGCGCGTCTGAGGTCCGCCCTTCCATGCGAACAGTGTCGGAGAAGAGACCGTCACCGAATTAGAAGCCACGCTCACGATGGAAAGCGCTTCGAACGTGAACTCATCGACCCAGATCGCTGCAAGACCGCCCGCGGCGAACTGGCGGTCCGTCGTGGACACGGGGATCACAAACGTGCCGGGCGCTATGTCGGAGAGCAGTGGCTGCGCGTCCGGCCACCAGGGGACGCCAAACGGCTGGTTCTGCCATCCCCAGATCAGCGACTCCATCCCGGCTGCGTCGCGAGCGTTGAGCGTGAGCGCGCGGTAGCGCATCGCGCGGCGTGGCAGTTGACGCAAGGCGCGCCGCTGCTCGTTGTCGGAATAGGAGCGGAGGACGTCCGTCAGGTACTCGAGCGTCTCCTCCATTCCCTCGCCCCACTCAGGAGCGATAGAGAAGAGCACGATGCGGGAGCCTGTTACTTGAACGTCAGCGCCGGCGATGCCGCTGAGAAAAGCGAACACCACATCCTGGCTGATCTGTGCTGGACCCACGCTCGGGATGGTCGCCTGGTAGATATAGGAGCCAAGCGCCGCGAAGACCAGCGGCTCGCCGTAGATGTCTGCGAGCGTGAGACCGCCGGAGCCGGTGATGGTGATGGATTCGAGCGTCTGATCCGAATCGCGGAAAGTGTTCCACACCTCGACAGGGAACTGCGTCGCCGAGAGAACGAACCCTAGCGCCTTCACGCGCGGAATGACGATGATCTTCTCGAAGAGCTGGCCGCCGAACGTCTCGACACGCTGGCCGGCGAGATTGTGATGAGAGATGGCAACCACGGGCTGGCGAACGCCGGCGTTCGCAGCCAGCGGGGAGGAAGCAAGACTCAAGAGTAGAGTGCCGGCGAACGCCGCTGCCGTGATGTTCGAAGAGCGGTTCGTCGGGTCCAGCCCGCCGGGAAATAAAATCTTCTGTCCTGCGAAATCAGCCATCGGACTCCTACTGCTTCACGACCGCGAAGTTCGGAAAGATTTTGTACGTCGTGCCGCCGAGCACGTATTCGGAGGCGTTCGAGAACCCGTTCCCGACAGCGTTCGTCGCAAAAATGTTCGGCACCGTCCCGAGCATCGAGAAGCCCGTGGTCGTGCCATCGCGCAGCACCCACAAGATGAGCGGGAGCAGGTTCGCCCGGCCGTCCTGCACGCTGGTTTGCTCGTACTGGAAGTAGGAGGTCACGGGGCTGTAGGCGTAGACCGGGAAATTCAACTTCACGGCTGAGCTCGCGCCGCAAACCGAAGTGTCGCCTTGCTTCCCCGTGAACCCGAAATCCGGCCCGGCTGTGGCGTTGTATATCCCGACCCATTTTCCAGTCCACGAGTCCACGTCGGCGCGGACAAACCCACACCCTCCGCCTTCAGGGTCGACATTCACGAAAGGACAATCGGAAGTGCTCGTGAAGCCTGGAGTGTTGGCGGGCGCGCCGGTTAAGCTGGTGTAGTAGCCAGAAGTAGAGCCGAAAAAATACGGACCTCCAGTGTAGCTCCCCTCCTTTTGAATCGAGAGACCCCATCCGATGTGCACGTAGAGGCCGGAAGTCTTCTCCACCACCACCACAATGTTGTCGGCGGTCGAGTCTGCGAAAAAATAGTAGTTCGGGAAAGGGCCGGCGGAGAGATGCATCCCCACGCCAATCGGAAACGTGGAACTCCCTATCGGAGCGCCCGTGACCTGATTGTTGAATGGCTGGCCCGAGTCGTACGCCGTGCCGGTGTACATGTGCACGCCGTAATGCGCGGTTCCGTAGCCGGCGTGCCAGGGGACGCTGCTTTCGTTCTCCACGGCGCGGAGATGGACGTAGTTCGCATTGTGGTGAAGCGACGCTGTCCATCCTGAGCCTTCGATCGCGCTGCGGTCCTGCGTCCAGCCCAGACTCACGAGCCAGGTCACGATCTGCTTTACCAGATCGGTCGACGAAGTCGCGCTCCCTGTCTGATAGCTCATGGCGCTCCTCTAACTCAGTCGAACTGCGAAAAAATCCGCCTTCGTGTTGCGGAAGACGTTTTGCACCACGAGGTAAGGAATTCCCTTGATGGTGATGGTGTTCTCGGACCCCTGTGAGAATCCGCTGGTCGCGTGGACGCCGTCGAGTTCACCGTACATGTTCGGAGTGTTGTCAAAGAGAACGACGGGGAGCAGCGGGTAGCCGCCGTCCAGATTCGGGCGCCAGTCGTAGTTCGTGCTCTGGTCGACATACGCGAACGGCCACACCTGCCCAAAAACCGTCTCGGTGTTGGCGATGTCGAACCCGCGCCACGATCCCGAAGCGAGCCGGAGCTGGAGCGAACTTCGATAGTCGAAACCCATCGCGGCCGCGTAGGGGATCGCGAAGTTTCGCATGTCGTTTCCTGTGTAGCTCCAGCGCCACGATGGACTCGTCGTCACGGGCTCGGTCTGAAACGCCAGGTTCCCTCCGACGATGAGCGGGTAGGGAAAGGAACCCGGAGCCATGTAGCTGTTCATGAGCCCGAGGTAGGCCGCGACGTAGACCGTCGAGACCTTCGCGACGATAATCACGCGCCGGCCGTTGGCGACGATCCAGTAGGGGATCGAAGAGTTCCAGAGCGTGAGGACAGGAGAAGGGTGAGCCTGCGACGCGCCGCCGACGTAACCTGGCTGTGCATTGAAAGCCAGTGCGGAGTTGTACGCGCTGAATCCGCCGAGCCGCCAGTTGTAGTAGTCGGTGCCGACGTCTGAGAAAACTTTCGCTCCCACGAAGATTTCATCGAGTCCGCCGTTGCCCGGAGCTTCCCAAATCATTTCGCTTCCCGCTACCCGCCGTTCTGAGGTCCATGGCGGACAGACCGCGAACGTGAAGACGTCCCCGGCGATGAACGCGGTCCCGCCGGCGGTGATGGTCAGATTCGCCTTCGTCGAAGCGAACGCCACTCCGACCGTGCCGGTCCCGAGCGAGCCGGAGACGGACCCCACCACACCGAAATGCGTCGCGTCGGTGAACGTGACGGTGATGACTTCTGCGACGCCGGCGGACCCGCCGAGCGCGGCGATGGTTCCATTACCCGTGCCGACGAAAGATGGAGTGAGCGCCATCCCGGTCGTCGTCAGAAACGTGTCGAGAACGTTCAACAGGTCGGCGTAGTCGGTCGCGGTTCCAATTTTGACGCTCATCTATGAGCTCCTCGAAAGTGCTTTTCCCGCGGCCTTCGGATTGTTCGCGAGGTGGGTGAGGATGATGTTCCCCGCCGCCTTGCTCGAGAGATGCTTCAGAATCAGACCCTCGTCGAGACCGATACCGAGGTTGATGTTCGAGTCGCCTCCACCGCCGCCGCCGGTTCCCACGAGACCGCCCTCGGCGAATTTCGGAAGAGCCAGGTGCTCGAACGAGGGGATCGTCAGTCCGCGGTTGATGGCCTCGAGATTGTGAACGCCGAATGAGGAGACCGCGTCGGCCTTCACGATGTACTCGCCAGGAGAAACGCGCGCCGGAATCGAGTCGGACTTTGGACCGCCAGGCCCCCTGATGAGTCCGCCCTCGGCCGCGCCGAACGTATTCATCCCGCCCACGGAGCCGCCGCCGGAGAACCCGCCCGCAGCCTTCAACAGTTTTGTGACAAGGAGTTGGATGTACATCTGCGCGATGATTTTCGCGATGGAGGACACCACGCTCGAGGCCAGGTTCCTGAACGCCAGGCCGACGTTCTGCGTTCCCTGGAAGAGCATGTCGAAGGCCCCCGACAGCCCGGTAGTGAGCGCGTCCTGCACGCCGGCTCTCAGAGTTTTCATTTGCTGCCCTGCGGTGTTGGTCGCCGACTTTACTTTGTCGAGGCCTTTCTGGTAGTCCTCGGCCTGCGCCTGCTGTTCTTCCGTCGTCGCGTTTGCCTTCATCTGGTCGGCAATTTGCTGCAGAGCGGGGAGCTGCTCACGGTAGAGATCGAGGATCTGTTGGTCCGCCTGGAGCTGGAAGAGTTTCCCGTTTTGAACCTTGTCCTCGATGGCGGCTTTCTTGTCCTCGAGGAGCTTCAGGCCCGCGGAGCTGGCCGTCTTCTCCTGAGTGAACGTGGCCTCGGCCGTTTTCACCGCAGCGTAGTGCGCGAGCTCCGCGTCGATTTGCTCCTTCGACGCGCCGGACTGTTCCAGGATGAGCCGGAGCTTCTGCTGCTCGATGGCGATTTCCTGCTTCGCGACCGCGAGAGTGTCGTGCTGCGCGGTATCGATGAGCTTGTGGAACTCCAGAATTTTGAGCTGGTTCTCGTTCTGCGCTTTGAACTGCTCGTCGTTCAGCGCCTGGATTTTCGTCCCGGAATTGACGCGGAGCTCGGTGATCTTCGTTTCGAGTTCGTCGACTTTCGCGAGAGCGTTCAGCCGGGCTCCCTCTTGCTTGTCGGCGTCCTTTGGTGTGGCGGCTTTTGTTTTGGCTTCCGCAGCCTTCGCGACCGCTCCCTTCGCGGCCTCGAGACCGCGCTGGACGATGGCAATCTCTTCCTCGCTGTCGGACAGGACCGCGGCACGTTTCCGCTCGAAGTACTCGTGGAGCGACATCTCGCCGGCGTCATACATTTCCTTGTCGACTTGCTCGGTCTGTTTCGCGTAGGCGCGGTGGACGGCGAGCTCGTCCTGGAGTTGTTTCTCGAGCAGCGAGAGCGCAGCCTTCGCCGCGGCGTCGGTCGGCGCGGAGGAGTCGATCGGCGGAGCGGGTTTCTGGTCCCCGCGGAGCCGCTTGATTCGCTCCTGCTGCCTTTTTTTCTCTTCTTCGTCTGACGGGAAGAGAGAATCGTAGATTTTCTTCTGCTGTGCCTTGGCATCGTCGTCGATGGCCGCGAGCCGAGCGACGAACTCCTTCGTCGCGTTGTCGGTAGCGGTCGCGAGCTGCACACTGGCGGCGCCGGCCGCCCCCGCGGTCCCGCCGGTGATGTACCCGCCGATGGCGGCGAACGTGGTCTTCGCGAACTCCTTCGTGTGGTTGAACGCGAAATCGAAGACTTCCTCGACTTCGGCCGCGGCGTGGCCCGCGGTTGCGCCGACGGAGAGCAGGCCGAACGCTACGGCTTTGATCGCCGTCCCCGCGGTCTTTCCCATATCTTTGAACGCGCCGCCGGCGCCGTCATCGCCGAGAGCTTCTAACAACGCATCACCGACATCGGAGATCGCCGGCAGCATGCCAGCTTCGAACTGCGTCGCCATCCCTTTACCGGCGTCGCTCAGTTCCTGCAGCGAGGCCTTCGCTGCACGGAAGGAATCGGTGGTGTCCTGGTCGAGGAGCAGTCCGAGCTTCCTGACCGAGGCGGTGATCTTGTCGAACCCCTCGCCAGCTATCGCGTTCGCCACGGGGATGATGTCGGTGCCGGCCTTCTGCCCGAAGATCGCGGCCGTCACCGTGGTTTTCTGGAACCCCTTCTCCATCTGCCCGAGCCGCGTGGTCACGAGCGCGAGCATCGCGTCCGGCTTCAGGCCGATAAAATCCTTCTGCGAGATCCCGAGCGCTTTAAAACTGAGCGCCGCTTTCCCGGACCCCTGCTGGAACTCGGTGATAGAGCGCGCGGCTTTGATGAGCGCCTTGTCGACACCCTCGGTGGAGACGGCTACTTCTTCGGCGACGTGATGGAACACAGAGAGCGTCTGCGTGGACAGGCCGGTCTTGTCCGCCATCTTCCCGATGTCGATAGCGGAGTCGAACGCCTCCTTCCCGATTCGGCCGAGCTCGAGCGCGCCGGCGGCCAGGACGATGCCCTCGAAGGCCTTCTTGAGAGAGAGACCGGAGCCGGCCGTCTCGTCCTGCTGCTTCTTCAGGTTCTTAAGTTGGCTGGTGAGCTCCTTGATGGCGGCAGACACGCCGGTGTCTTCGGCGGTCAGTTTTACTTTGATTTCAGGAGCATCGGCCATCGGTTAACTCCGTAGAATCCGCGGGAGCGCCGGCGGATCTGTCTTCTTTCGTTGGTGCGGAGCCAGCGCGCTCCACACGAGCAATTCCATTTCGTAGTTCCGCCGCGCGCCGGCTCTCAAATACTCGAGAAACGCGAGCAAGAGATCCCGCAGCGGCCACTCGAAGATTTCGCGAACCCGGCCGGCGTCGTGGCGAGCGACCTCGCGAATCATCGGCGCGAAGTCTCCGAGGTCGACGGAGCCACGTTCTTTGTAAGGGGGACCTTTGCGCTCCGGCTCGAAGATTTCTGGGAAGTCTCCGATGATGGTGCCCCGAACGAAAAAAAACCGATGACGAACCCGACGATTTCTTTCTGCATTGCGGTCTTCTCGACGATGTCGGTGATCGCCGCGAAGCGCGCCGCGTTGTCGTCGGCGTCCTTGCGGCTCCACACCTTTCCTTCCTCGGTGAGACAGCCTGCCAGGATGTGGTGCTTTCTGCCGGCGAGCAGGATTTTAGTGAGGAGTTCTTCGGCGCGCTTTTCCGGCGAGCGTTTGACACCGTCGAGTTCGCCGAGGATCTCGACCGCGCCTGAGGCCCGGATGTGCGCGAGGATGTAGTCGTCTTGGCTTGCGGTGAGAGTTTCTGTGATGCTGTGGAACTTCCTTCCGTCGAGCGTGATGGTTTCTAGCATTTATCCTCCGGGACGGGATCGCCGCCCGCTAACTGCGATGAAGGGGAGCTGGCAACAGACTCCCCCTCTGCACCTCTAGCACCCCTTCTTCCCCGGTCGCCGGGGCGCCAAGCGCTAGAAGAACGTGTACAGGTAGTACGGCGCCGCCGGGTGGTTCGCAGTGTCGTCGAGGATCTGCCCGTCGAGCGTCCAGTTCCCGTAGTCGTCCGCGATGAGACCGATCTGGCCGTTCGGGTTCAGATTGGCGCGCCAGATATCGCAGCCGATTTTTTGACCGTCGACCGGGTCCGGGATGAAAACAACATGCCCCTGCTGGTGCGGAACGGTAATGCCGGCGACCTGATCGAAAGCGCCCAAGAGCGTGTGATAGGTGATCGTGACGATGAAACCCGCCACCACGCCGGAGGTCGATGGAATATAAATCGTTCCGGTCACAGGGTCGGACACAATGTAATCGGTGCCGGCCACGAGGGTGACGGCGTTCTGCACCAGCACTGGCAGAGTCCCCGAGTTGTCGATGTTCGGATTCGCGGTACGGAAATACCGCCCCTTCGCGTTCGCGGCCTGCGCGACGCTGATGAGCGTCTCCAGCGTGAACGTGGAGACGGTCGTCGCAAGAGACGTCTTCCCCGCGGACATCGCGACGATGGCCATGTGGTCGGAAGAAAAGTCCGTGCCCGTGATGCTGATTTTCGGAACGCGTTTCTTCACCGCCGTGGCAATCAGCGAGACGCTTTTGTTCAGCGACTGGTAGAGCTCGGCGATGTCGTCCTTCACGTCGAGCTCGAACTTGGTGCAGTTCCCGAGATGCCGCAGGCCCGTGGGGAGTCCGTTCGCGTCAAAAATATCTAACAGGATCGAACCCTTTCCGAGCATGGGGACATGGGGAATCGGATATTTGAGTCCTGGCATTTTGTCCTCCTAAGACTTTGAAGTCGGATCGAGCCTGCTCGTCCGGTACCTGATGGTGATGCTCCACTTCGCCGCGGCGACCGGAGTCGTTCCCTCTTTCGAGGCCCACACCGTTCTGCCTTCCTCTACACCGCTCGCGAGACCGCCGAACTGCTCGTCCGCTCTCACCGCGGCCGCGGCCCACACGAGCACGGGATCTAGCGCCGCATCCGGTGGGACGCTGGTCGAGCCCTGCGCCCGGCATTCCAGCGCCACAGATAACTGCCGCTCGGTGAGCGGAGCCTTGTAGGTCTGACCTGCAAGAGGTTTCGGGGCTTCGTCGTCCGCGTAGACCATGATGGCCGGCAGCGAATCGACCTCGATGGGCCGAGTTCGTTCCCGGTGAACAGTGAGTCCCGCGGGACTCCCGGAGCCGCCGGCGGAGAGAGCCGTCACGAGCGCAACCATGATTTGTTCGCGAATCGAGGTCATCGCCGTCCTTCAGAATTAAGTGAGCGTCACGCCTTGCGGGGTGTTCTGTTGGTACCAGACACCGTTGTAGGCGATGAACTCGATGCTGCTGGCCACGGCCGCCGCGAACGTGGCGGTCAACTTCGAGCCGTTGATTTTGTTGGCCGGCGTGGTGACCACGTGAGCGAAAGCGGTCGTCGACAAAATCGCCAGATGCTTTCCGTCGTCTCCGACTCCGGGTCCGCCCGGCGTGGGAGCGGCGAGGGTCAGTGCCGCCGCGGAACCCATGGTGATGATCGCGAGGCCTTCGACGATTCCGATAGCGCCCGATGCCGCTTCGACTTCGATCTTGTCGCGCTCGCCCTGCTGCAGAGCCGCTATGGCCGCATCGATCTTGTCGAGATTGTCGTCTTCAGTCGGCTGTCCGCCCACCGCTCCGTCCTGAACGTTCGTGCCATAGGCCGTTTTCGTCAAACCGATCACTGCTGTTTTCGCCATTTCTTTCCTCCTCTTCGAATCAAAAAAACAAAACCTAAGCGCTCCACGACGAGACCGAATCGTCGAAGACTCCTGCATACAGAGCCTGGCCCACTCCGTTGATTCGCGCGTTTCGATTCGTCCAGTACTGCAGGAGAAACGCCTTGATGTTGGCCGTCGCCAAGCCCACGGGAAAGGAAAACGTGGCCTGCTCTTCCTGCACACTGCCGTTTTGAATGGCCGTATTCTCGGCCACGCTCGCACTCGCCCAGACGCTGCCGCTGACCTGCGCTTTCGCTCCGCTGGTGATGGGAAACCAGAACGCGCAGGACACGTTCAGCATGATGTTCTCTGCGGCTGCGCCGAGGATGATGATTTGCTTCGCCATTTTTTACGCTCCTGCTCCTACCAAAGCCCGCGGCCCCGCACCGCCCGCTCCCTTGAACGTGGCGTACACAATGGCCCAATCGCTTGTGTCTCCGGTATAGGTGGCCGTGTATGTCCCGCTTGAAGAAACGATTTTGTATTCGTCGTGCTCGCTGCCTTCGGAAATACCCGCAGTCCATCCACTGCCAACCACTGGGTTGCCTGAGTTGTTGACGCCGTAGGCGTAGAGAAGTTCGTTAGCAGAAAGGGTCGTGGCGGGGTTGCTGGCGATGGATGCCCCCGTTCCGTTGGTGGCCGCTGGAGCCTGGTCTAGTGGGGCTATCGGATCAAGACCAGAAAACTCATGAAGAAGAATTCTCTGAAAAGCGGCCGTACCTGGACCAGCATACGCAATCAACGCTTGGGTCGATCCAGTGGCGTTCAAGTTCTTGACGTACCAAAGGTACATCACCGTGTGATTGCCACCTATGTTGGCGTAGAACGGTCCAATCGCTGTTGACCAGACATTCCCTAAAGTGTCAGAAATAGTGCAGGTTTCACTGCTAGCCCCGGCTAGATTGGTGCCAAAAGAGAATGAGCACAAAAGCAGATTCCCCTTGGTGACGTTCGCAAAAGCGGATGAATTCGTACCGTTCGCCCCGAATTGTTGAACGTGCGAGATCATCAGACTTCCACGTACGTCAGGCAGCCGCCGACGGCGACGGCTCCCGAGAGATTGATGTCCAGTGCTTCGCCGGACACCGTTTGAAAAATTCCGACCGGGCAAAACGACTCGACCCATCCGCCGTTCGCCGCGAGGTAGAACAAGCCCGTTAAGTCGGTTGGCGTGACGTGCGACTGAAACTTCACGTTCACCGCACCGTTTGCCACGAGCGATAGGCGAAGGACGCGGATTCTCTTTCCACCGACCGCCGCCACTACGTTGGTGACTCCCGATGAAGAGGCGACGATGGTCGCGAACTTCGGCGTGAGCGCCGTCGTGCCGTTGAAGATCGTGCTCGTTTCCTGCGGACTCGACGTCTCGCCGATGAGGTTCGTTCCGGCCGGGATCGCCGGGAGCGATGCGAGAGAGACGGGAGACGTAACGCCGGAGGGATCTACTTTCAGCGCGTTTGTGAGCGCTGGCTGATCCGTGGCGAGAACCACGCGCTGCGTGCCCGCGGACTTGGTGCCGGAATTCGTGTCGACAGCGGTCCCGCCAACCTGAGATTGATTTACCTGAACTTTCGCCGCCGTGACCGCGCCCGCAACCGTCGCGAGATTTCCTCCCGCTTCTAGCGCGAGAGCCGACGTGTTGAGGTTTGTTCCGGCATTCGCCGTGACCGTGCCGCTCACAGGCTGCGTCGCTTGCCAGAACGTGCCGGTGACAGTGAGGCCTGCGACCAGTTTGTCGTAGATCGCCCGGAGCCATCCACGTATGCCCGTTCCTGCAATCACTGGCGGCGCCGCGCCGTCAGTTCCTAGACTCGCTTCCGTCGCCGCGCCCGCGGGAAGTGGGAGAGATGCCGCCGAAACGGGAGACGTAACGCCGGAGGGATCTACTTTCAGCGCGTTTGTGAGCGCTGGCTGATCCGTGGCGAGAACCACGCGCTGCGTGCCCGCGGACTTGGT